TAGCAAGCAATAATGGAACTTGGAGTGGTACGCAGGCTTATTCAGACCCTGCTGAATTTCCTGCTTATGACGGCACAGCAACAAATGTAACCTACGGTTATAACGGAACACCTACTAATGTAAGTTTCGTAGGAACTTCATTCCAACCTGATTTGGTTTGGGTAAAGAATAGATTTGACGTAAACAACCTCCCTATATTTGATTCAACAAGAGGAAGAGAAATGTTAACTACAAGTACACCAAATCAAGGTTTTACCCCTCCAAGTGGTTATGACTTTACTTCTTTTGATTCTAACGGTTTTACAGTCGCAGGAAGTCCATACTACATTAATATAAATGACCTAAACGATTCTATGGTCGCTTGGTGTTTCAAGGGTGGAGGAAATTCTAATACTTATAATATTGACGATACAGGATATTCTACTGCAAGTGATGCAGGTTTAAGCTCAGCAAATGGAACAACATTAAACGGTGCATCTGTAAATACTGAAGCAGGTTTTAGTATAATAAATTACGAAACAAATATAAACGGAGACAACAGACCTGCTCACGGATTAACTCAAGAACCTGAATTAATTATTTTTAAGCCTTACGACACTTCGTCCCTTGGTTGGTATGTAATGACAAAGAAGATAGATGGTAGTCTTGACTTTTTGTTTTTAAATACAAGAGATGCTAAAATTGATACAGCAAATAATGAATTTATTAATTCAACACATTTTAGAACATCGCTTGGAACAAGTTGGGGTTCTGTTATTGCATATTGTTTCCATTCAGTAGATGGGTATCAGAAGATAGGGAGTTATACTTCAAATGCTTCAGTTAAAATTACAACTGGATTCGAACCAAGATGGATAATGATAAAATATACTGGTGGTACAAATGATTGGTGGATAATGGACACATCAAGATATGACGGTTCAACTGGTTCGCACGGGGGAAAATTAGTAAAACCATATTTAGAAGCAAATGAAAATTTTTCAGAACAGTCTGTTGCTAATGGTTCAGTTGAATTTGTTTCAGACGGGTTTTATCCAACTAATTTTTTTAATTCAAATGGAGTTATGTATTTAGCAATAGCATAATGCAAAATTTGAAGATTGCCTAAAAAGTAAATAAAATATGCAATATAATATATAACCAATTAATAATTTATAAACCTTTAAAAACCAAACAAATGACTTATTTTTATTATAAAACTAATTCATGGTCCAATTCAGAACCAAAAGTATCCGAAGAGACCAAAAAACAATGGACGAATCTAGCAACTAAAAAAAACTGGAGGATTACTCAATTACCAAATGGTTATTATCAAACTGAGTTTACATTAGATAATAATCAGTGGACAAGTGTTACAAGACGGGAAACAGTAGAAGGTGCTGAACAAGCAATTGATTCTTCTATTGAACATTATGAAAAAAGACTAAAAGCCTTAGAGGGGCCAACCGTAATTAAGACTTTCAAATAAGTATTAAAAAATTTAATTTAATTTAATGGAATATAATAATCCAAGTGAGATTGTAAAGAATCTTGACTTTGGCAGCAATGCTAAGTCTAAAATTGTAAACGGAATTGAAAAACTTTCCGAAGCAGTAAGTTCAACGTTAGGGGCATCCGGAAAATGCGTTATATATGAGGATGCAATGGGAAAACCTGTTGTAACTAAAGATGGTGTTACGGTAGCAAATAGTGTTGTACTTTTTGATCCTGTAGAAAACATCGGGGCAACTCTTATAAAAGAAGCTGCACAGAAAACAGTTAAAGAAGCAGGTGACGGAACAACAACCTCTACTGTACTTGCTCATGCTATTCTTAAAGAATGTTTAGCGGTTGAAAACGCAAATGTTAGAGATATTAAGAGTGGTGTTGAAAAAGCTAAAGAAAAAGTGTTAAAAAACCTAAATAGCTCTAAAACCAAAGTAACAAATAAAATGCTAGAGTCGGTAGCTACGATATCAGTTAACAATGATGCTGAATTAGGTAGTATTATAGCACAAGCATATAAAAAAGTAGGTAAAGATGGCATAGTGCTGATGGAAGAATCAGATACAGATGAAACACACGTTGAAATTATTGATGGTGTTGAATTTGATTCAGGTTTAAAATCACAACACTTAGTAACCGATAAAGAAAAGAATAAAGCTGAATTAGAAAATGCAGCAATACTTATTTTATCTAGTCCAGTACCTAATGTGCGTAAAATACAAAATGTATTAGAGCATGTTATTAAAAGTCAACAAAGTTTACTTATTGTAGCTGAATTAGAGCAACAGCCTATGTCTGCTTTAGTAATGAACAAGGTAAAAGGTAATATCAAAGTAAATATTGTTGATTTACCTGGGTTTGGCGCTACAAAACAGGATACGCTTGAAGACTTAGCTACAATAACAGGAGCTACTGTCATAAATGAAGAATTAGGAGATGATTTAGATTTAATTGATCCTAGTTGTTTAGGTTTTGCAACAAAAGCTGTAACAAATCAAAATAGCACTATAATTACAGTAGACTCTATGCCTGAAGAGGTAAAAGAAAGAATAACTACTGTAAGGAATAAAATTAAAAACGAAAAGAACGGTTTTCTAAAAACAAAGCTAGAACAAAGGCTCGCTATGTTATCAGGGGCCGTTGGTGTTATAAAAGTAGGTGCAAATAGTAAAGTAGAGCTTAAAGAGAAAAAAGATAGAGTAGAGGACGCAATACACGCTGTTAAAGCTGCCTTAAAAGAAGGCATTGTGCCAGGAGCAGGCGTTGCATTACATAATGCAGCTGATGAACTTGCCGAAGGAACATCTACAGAGAATATACTATATAGAGCTATAAGAGCACCTTATAAAAAAATACTGGAAAACGCTGGAATTAAATACGGACCGTATATTGATAAAGGGCAGGGTATAAATGTTATTACCGGGGATATGTGTAATCTTGTAAAAGAAGGGATCATAGATCCTGTACTGGTCACTAAAACAGCCCTTATTAATGCGGTTTCTGTTGCATTAACTATAATTTCAGCTGATTGTATAATTTCAAATGTTAGGTTAAATGAAAGCAGTAAATAATTATATAATCATAACTAAGATTAAAGAAGAGATTAAAACCGATTATGGTTTTATCATGCAAGATAATAAAAGCGAAAACCGGTATTTAAAAGGAAAAGTTGTTAACTGCGGTGAAAAAACCGAGTGCATAAACCCTGAAGATATTATATACTACGATAGGCACGCTGGGCACGATCTAGTTTTTGAGGGTAAAAGTTACACAGTAATTAAACAACAGGATGTTATAATTGTTGAATGAGATTAGATGCATCTGATTTAAGAGAAATACAACTTTTCCGTTATTATAGGTTGACCCGTAAGTGGGCTTGTAAAACATATGGGCTCACTGACGGCGACCTTGAACTATTAATTTATTTGGATTGCGTTGGAAGATTTACGCGTAATGATTATAAAAACGGCACTTACCTAATGAGTTGGGATAAACACCGTTGGGAAAAATTGCGTAAAGAAGATTGGATAGTTGTTTGGCGTAAAAGAAACCATACAACACAAAAATATCATATATACCAAACGTCTAATCGATGCAAAAGATTAATAACAAGAATATACAATATATTATTAGGTAAAGAAGATATACCTTTTAAAAAAACAAGTGTATTCTACAATAATAAAACATATACTGATAAAGTCTTTAATAAGGCTATAGATGATATGATAAAAGATAATGAACGCTAAAAACTAATATTATGCCAGGAACAAGTAAAAAAGGTGGGGGACTAAAAGTTAAAAAAAGCTATAAATCAAAATATAGTAAAAAAGCCAAAAAGAAAAAGTAATGCCTAGCAAAAATGCCCCCTCAAAGAAAAAGTCTTTAGGATATTATGCTAAAGTAAAAAAAGGCAAAGGTACTGGTAAAAAAGCTGGTGGCGGAATGACCGCTAAAGGTGTTGCTAAGTACAGAAAAGATAATCCTGGAAGTAAATTAAAAACAGCTGTAACTACACCTCCTTCTAAATTAAAGAAAGGAAGTAAAGCTTGGAAAAGAAGAAAAGCATTTTGTGCTAGATCTAAAAGTTGGACATCAGAAAGAGGAAAAGCCGCAAGACGTAAATGGAACTGTTAATATTATGAAAAAACTATCACCAAAACAAAAGCGTATTGCCTCAATGGCAAAACCATTTAATAAAATCACAGGAGCTGATTTTAAATTGTTAAAAAAGAAAAAAAGAAAATAATGGCTAAAGATGCATGCTATCATAAGGTAAAAAGAAAATATAAAGTATTTCCATCAGCTTATGCGAGTGGTGCAATAGCTAAGTGCCGTAAAGTTGGTGCAAAAAATTGGGGTAATGGCAGTAAGAAAAAGTAAAAAAGGTGCTAGCCTAAAAAGATGGTTTAAAGAACAGTGGATTGACGTCCGTACTGGCAAGCCATGTGGTAGAACAAAAGGCGAAAAAAGAGGCGTACCATATTGCCGCCCTAAAAAAAGAGTTTCTTCTAAAACACCAAAAACAGCTTCAGAAATGTCTTCAGCTGAAAAAAGAAAAAAAATAGCAGAAAAGAAACGATTAGGCCAACCGGCTGGTAAACCTAGAAGAGTTAAATCTTTAAAAAGAAAAAAATGAAATCAAAAGGTCTTGGAGATTCAATAGAGAAAATAACAAAAGCAACTGGTATAAAAACAATGACAGAAAAAGTTTCTAAAGGTTTAAATATACCTTGCGGATGTGAAGGTCGAAAAGATGCGTTAAATAAAATATTTCCATATAAAAAGTAAAATTATGATTACAATTAGTTTAATATTAAATTTAGTACTATCATTAGCCTTAGCATACGTTATTATGTTGCATAAAGGCGTAATAAAAGATAAAGACAAAGACTTCAAGGCAGATTCACTTGAAGCTAAAGCCGAAGAAATTAAAGAAAAAGCTGGTATTATTAAAACTAGACTAGCCGAAGAAATTGCAGATATAAAAGAAGCTATTAAAGAAGTAGGAAATCAAATTGATGATATTCCTGACGCTTTTAAAACAAAAAGAAAAGGTAGAAAAAAATAATGTCCACCCCCAAAAAAAAGTTTAAAGAAACAGGGGTTGGTAAATTTTTATTAGAAAAAATACCTAGTGTTGTTGGCGCTATTGCCGGAGACACACCCGTTGGTTCTGTTATTGAAGCTATTATTGGCGGCTCAGGAATGAGCGAAGATGATAAGGAAATTGCTCTTGAAAAACTAAAAGCAGAACGTGCCGAAATAGATGGCACAACCAGAAGATGGGTTGCTGACGCAAGAAGTGGCTCTTGGCTGGCTTCTAACGTAAGACCATTAGTTTTGGTTTTTTTAACAATAAGTTATGTTGCCGGTTGGTATATGGGGTATCCTTTAGATTCTATTACAGGCTTATTATCGATAGTGATTGGAGGATATTTCGGATCGCGAGGAGTGGAAAAAGTTTTTGGCAATAACAAACACAAATAAATAATGGCTAAAATAAGTACGTATTTAATAGACCCAACTATTCAGGATGGAGACAAATGGATTGGTACTGATAGCCAAACTAATAAAACTAGAAACTTTACAGCTCAAGGACTTGCTAATAATTTTAATCAATCTGGTAAAATTGGTGTTGGTGGTCAAATACCTTTTTTATTTTATGCTGGTAGTCCAGCAGGCAGAAGAATTGGTTCAATTTCTTTTGCAGATGGCTACGGAGAAAATACAGCATTTTCAGCAGTATCTAACATTGTAATTAGTAAATCAAATTCAGCAGAAATAAATGTTGAAGATTTTTTAGAATATTTATCTAGTAAAACAATATTTATATATAATTTATCAGATATAAATCAATTTGCTAAATACAATTTAACAACTTTAGTAGAAAGAACGGGGGAGCCCACATTTTTTGATGCTACTTTAAGTTTTCAAGAAGGCAACGGAATACTAGAAAAAAATAAATATTATGGTATTGTAGAAGGCTCAGCTGCAGGAGATAAAGAATTTACTTTCTTACAACAATCGTCTTCTTCTACATGGGTTATAAATCATAACTTAGGAAAAATACCATCGGTTACTGTAGTTGATACACTAGGTAATATAATAGTAGGAGATATAACATACAACAGCACAAATCAATTAACGCTTACTTTTTCAGCAAACATTACTGGAAACGCATATTTAAACTAAAAAAGAAATGGCAATAAATTATTTAAGTAGTATAAATTTAAACAAGAATGAACTTCAGAATGGAGTCATTCACGTTTTAGCTTCCAACCCTAGCAATCCTGTAGAGGGACAGATATACTACAATTCTACCGACCAAAAACTTTTATTCTATGACGGAACAAATTGGATAGATGCATCTGGAGACATCAAAAGTGTAAATACCACCACGACGTCAACTATTAGTGTTACAGATCCTAATGGTCCAAACCCAAGGCTAGATACTATAACCGCAGCTGTAACTAACGGAGGAACAGCTCTTGCTACAGGTGATCAAATATTTGACCATGTTGCAACCTCAATAGGCGGAATAAGCGTAACATTTGATGGAACTGCTAATGAAATTGAAGTTACAACGGATGGCACAGGACAGACTGCTGGAGACGCTGGAACAGTAACTATTGGTTTACCAGACGATGTTACTATCGGAAATGATCTAACTGTTACTAATGACTTAGATGTTGATGGCAGCGTTACTTTAGGTACCACAACTAGTGATTCTGTTCAAATTGCAGGTGATACTATTATTCAAGGTGATCTAACTGTAAATGGTACAACTACAACTGTTAATTCAAATACAGTAGAAATTGGCGACAATATAATTGTATTAAATGCGGATGAAACAGGATCTCCAACTCAAGATGCTGGTATTGAAGTAGAAAGAGGCACATCAGATAACAGAAGTCTCATTTGGGATGAAAGCACACTTTCTTGGAAAATACAACAAAACTCTGGCACTTACGAAAGGCTCGCAACATACGCGGACTCAGTAGAAGATGTTATTGTGCAAGAAACTGGAGCTAGCGGCGTTACAGTTACAGAAACACTTTCAGGCACAGATAACAGAATTAAAACATATGATATTGCAGTAAATCTGAGTGATTTTACTTTTAAAACCTCTATAGGGGATGGTGTTACGTTGGCTTACGGAGTAACGCACAGTTTAGGCACGAAAGATGTTATTGTTCAATTATATGATGTTTCTTCTAATGATACTGTTTATGCAGATGTTGTAAGAAACACAATAAATCAAGTAACTGTAACATTTGCTAGTGCTCCCGCATCAAATGATATAAGAGTACTTATTCAAAAATTATAATTTAAATTATGGCGAATCGTTTCCTGAATAACATAACGATAAATGATGAGTATACGTTACCATCAGTAGACGGTACGACTGGGCAAGCGATTGTTACAGATGGTGCAGGTAATCTTTCATTTGGAACTGTAGCCGCCGGAACAGCTGATGCTGCTCTTAAAATAACACTAACTGTTAAGAATGTTTCTGGAGGAACTTTAAACGCAGGTACTCTTGTTAGAGTTGCACCTACAGCAAATCCCCCATCAGGAAACGTATTAGAAGTGGATGTTGCAGATAATAGTGCTGCTTCTACAATGCCAGCAGTTGGGATTCTTATTGAACAAATCGCAGATGAAGCTGAAGGGGATGCAGTAGCTTTTGGTAGAGCATCAGGGTTTTCTACAAGTGGCTACACAGAGGGAGATCCGATATGGGTTGGAACAAATGGCGGATTCACAGGCACTAAACCAACAGGCACTGCTTTAATACAAAGAGTAGGACAGATAATTAAGGTACACCCTTCAAACGGAAGCATTGAAGTTTTTGGTGCTGGAAGAACAAATGATGTACCTAATATACCTCAAGACCAGCTATGGCTTGGTAATTCAAATGGTGTTGCAACAGCCACAAGTCATACTGTAGAAAACATATCTAATGTAACTACATCTACTAAAACAGATGGACAAGCATTAGTTTGGGATGCAACAAATAACTACTGGAAAAACGGAGACGTTGCAGCCGCTGGCGGTGAGGGAGGGGTAGAACTTTCAATTGAAAGAGATGTAGTAACTGCTACAGCTAATCAACAAGCATTTACAATATCATCTGATATAACAGCATCAAGTAATACACAAGTGTATATTGATGGGGTATATCAAGCTAAAAGTAATTATACTACAAGCGGATCTGTAATCACATTTTCAACAGGAGTTCCTGCTGGAGCAGAAGTTGAAGTTGTACACTTCATATCTGTTCTTTCAAAAGTATATACAGATACATTTACAGGAGACGCTTCTACAGTCGATTTCACGGCTTCTAAGGACGTTTCTGATGAAAACGTTACACAAGTATACATAGACGGAGTTTATCAGTCTAAAGACAATTATACGACTTCTGGAACAACTATCACTTTTTCCACCGCACCTCCAAGTGGTAGTGCAATAGAGGTCGTACATTTTACAGCTGCTACTTATTCAACATTGAATAGTAACCAGTTTACTGGGACAGGGTCGCTAAGGGATTTCGATTTAACACAAGCAGTAGATGTTGATACATCTTTTGTGTTCATACAAGGAGTATATCAAGAAAAAGATCAGTATTCTATAAGTGGAACAACTTTAACATTTGTTACAGCACCATTAAGCGGTTATAGTATTGAAGTTGTTACAGTGGGGACCGTTGCTAATGTAACATCAAGTCCGGTAAATAGCGTCAATACACAGAGTGGTGATGTAGTGTTAGATTCAGACGATATATCTGAAGGGTTAACTAATCTTTATAATCAAACACATACGGGTGATGTAACTGGTTCAACTGTATTAACAATTTCAACCGGTGCTGTAGATTCTACAAAAGTGAATAGTAGTATTATAAAAACTGTTACTTTAACGCAAGCGGCATATGATGCATTAGGGTCGTATGACTCATCAACAATATATATAACAACACCGTAAAAAAAAATATTAATGGGATTTAGAAGCATTGAGAATTTAACAGCTATAGGCAGGGTTTACGATGAAGAGAACCAAGCTTATTATCAAGTGGGCGATGTAATTAAATTTACACTACATAACGGAGGCACTGTTGATAAGACTATAACGGAGGAAAATGTTATGGTTGATGATCCTACAGAAGAAGAAATAAAAGTGGCAACCTTGGCTATTGAAGCTAAAAGATGGAGAGATCAAGAATTAAAAAATACTGATACTTTATCTTTATTAGCTGATCATCCTAATAATACAAATATATTATCATATAGACAAGAGCTAAGAAATTGGCCCAGTACAAGCAATTTTCCGTTAACAAAACCAACATTAAACCAATAATATTATGTCAATTTATTTAGGGAATTTAGAATTAGCTACAGGAGGCGGAGCTACAGGCACAGGCATACCTGTAAATTCATATGCCCCATTTTCGGTAACTACCACAGGTAATCCTGCTGGTTATGATGCTACAACGGGATTATACACACATCCAAACGGAGATTATTGGTTAAAAACTGGTAATACTCTAATTGATAGTGCTAACAACTATCCTAACGCAACAGGAGGACCAGCAGGTATTGTTAAAACAACAACTCTTACAGGTGCTAATGCAGGTGCGTTCAGAGGAGTAGCTTCTGATGGAACTGACTACTTTATAGCACTAGATTTTGGTAATACAATAGTAAAGTTTGATGGAACTACAGGTGCCCAAATTGCTCAAGCTGGAGCTTCCTCAGGAAATGAAAATTATCTTGGTTATAATGCAACTAATAACACGATAATGCGACCCCCTAACACTTTTAGCTATGTCGTGACAGAAGTCACAGCTGCCGCCTTGACAGGAACAGGATTTAGCTTTACAACACCACAGGTTACTCGTGGACAACGTCCTATTGCACATAATTCAGACTTAGACGTTTATTACGTTGGTCACGAAACCTCTCGAAGAGTTTATGAATATTCATCTGCTGGTACTTATACAGGTTTTAACTTTAGTGTTGCTACTGAAATTTCCCCTCAACAACTCATAGGGCTTGGATATTCTACTACTTTTCAAAAAATAATTGTAAATAGGGGCAACGGAAGTGCATATGCATACAACACCGATGGAACTTATACAGGAACAAGATATGCAGGACTTCCAACTGCTAAGGGTATAGATGTTATTGGGAGTAGAATAATAAAAGGAAACAATGCTGGTGCAATTATAGAGTATGAAATGAGTAATACTGTTGGAGATGCTACAGCTAGAACAGACCCAGATTCTGGGCAACCGTTATTTATAAAAATAAAATAATTAAAAATAAAAAACAATGGCATTAACTAAAGTAACATCAGCAGTATTAAATGACAATGCTGTATCGTACGATAAACTTGGAAGCGAGTTCACAGAAGCTGCTGCAATATCTGCAAGCGATGTAGACTTTAGCACAGCACAAGTGTTTACAAAAACATTACCAGCTGATGATACATTGACATTTTCAAACGTATCCACAGGAATGGTTAAGGACTTAGTAATAACAGGAGACTTTGCTTTAACACTTCCAGCATCAGTTAAAGTTATATCTGGAACGTATGACGGAACAGTATCAAACCTTATTCAAATAGTATCAACCAACGGTGCAACCGAACAGTGGGCATCAATTAGTCAACAAGCAGTATGATAGCAATACAACACGAAGGAGCGATTAAAAAGTTCACTGCCTTACCAAAAGTATGGACAGATGAAAATGGAACGCATTTAAACATCACAGATGGATCTTCTTATGGATTTTATCCTGTAGTAACGCCTGAGTATAATAATTCAACACAAAACTTAGGAGACATCGAATGGGACGCTGATGCTTCTGTATTCACATACCCTGTTATTGACAAGGTATGGACTCAGACCCTTGATGAGATGAAGGCTAATAAAATAACTTCTTTAAAGTCTATATATAACACTGAGCTTTCTAAAACAGATTGGTATTATATAAGACTTACAGCATTAGAAACAGCAGTCCCGCAAAACGTTATAGATAAAAGAGCACAGCTCAATATAGACTGTAATACACACGAAACAGCAATTAATGCATTAACAACACAAGCAGAGGTTGCGGAATATCAACTACCAAGCTTTATATAATGGTTGGAAAAAGATTAGTTAATACAGGGGCAGCTGCACCTGCGGTATTCGACCCTTTAGAGAACTTTGAAACTGTAACCTATACAGGAAACGGAGGTACACAAAAGATAACAGGGTATATTAGAAAAGGTGCTGCTTTTAATGGGAGTAGTAGTTATATAAATTTGGGTAATAGTATAATTACAGGAGCATTTTCTTTAAGTTTTTGGGTTAATACTTCAAATATAACAACAGCAAAGTCTGTATTCGATTTTGAAAATAGTACATATGATGCTGAAAGTTTTATACAAAATGGTATTGTTTATTTTAGGATTTATGCAGGAGGTACGACATATTTCTTTATACAATCAACATTAGGGGATATATCTATCAATACTTGGCATAATATAACTTATGTTTTTCCAAACACTACTGTTACTGATGGATGCAAAATTTATATTGATGGTGTAGAAGCAGCATCAGGCACATCATCAGCAGGTGGTTTAAACTTAACTTCAACAATTCAAAGAATTGGCTCAAGAAGTAGTAATACACTTTATTGGCTTGGCAAAATAGACCAAGTAAGAATCTTTAACAGAGCATTAGATAGTGGAGAAGCAGGACAATTAGCGGACGAAGAATACGGAGATGCTGAAAATTCAGTTACGGATTTCTTTGATGATGGTTCAGGTGTTGCTTTATATGAGTTAGATGAGGATGCTAATGATACAGGGATAGCAATAGATGCGGGACAGAGTGCTTCTTTTACAAATACAAATCAAAACTATATTCAACTTCCTTCAGGTATTGATACAATATTAAATACTAAAAACTTTGGTCTTTCTCTTTGGGTAAAAGCTCCTAATGCAGCTACTGATGCAGTATTTTCAACAGAAACAACTAATTCAACTTTTCAAATTCACGCTAATTGGGGTTTTGCAGGTGCGTACGCATTAATAAATGGAGGGGGAAGCGATATAAATTTAGGGGCAGTAGATTCAAATTGGCATCATATAGTTGTTACTTCTGATGGTTCAAGTTCTTATAAAGGATATTTTGATAAATCTTATAAAGGAGCAAGTACATATAGACAAACGAGTAATGTAGGTACATTTTTAGGTTCGCATCCTTCAGGAGGATTTAATCTTGAAGGGCAAATAGACCAAGTTAGAATATTTAATAGGCAATTGTCTCAATCGGACATCGATAGTTTGTATAATGAAACTTCACCATCAACAGTAGATTATTTTGGTGATGGAAATGGAAAAGCATTATATAAATTAGACAATACACCCGATGATGAGAGTGGTTCTTATAATGCTACTTGGAATGGTACAGCAGCATATATTGATGAAGCAGCAAATGTTAAATATGACGGAACACCTACAAACATAAACTTTTTAGGTATGGCATTCCAACCTGATTTGGTTTGGACTAAATCTTATGCAGGTTTAAGTTGGTGGCATTTTATTCAAGATTCTGTTAGAGGTACAACTTCGGCTATATATTCAAATCGCAC